CTTAAAGAGGGTAAAGAAATATTTATACTTAATCAAGTAGCCTAACAGCTACTTTTTTAATCACGATAAAAAAATATTATGTAAAGTAAAAAGTAAGTTACTATTTAGGTTAAAGTTTATTATACTATGTCACATTATTTGATTTGTATTTACATTTGCGCTTTATAAACATATTAAATACAATAAAAAATGATTGATTTACAACTAGCAAAGTATTTACAGTCTGTCACGATTGCCCCTAATAGCATATTGACTAATAGTAGCAATGCTGGCGTAGAAACTTGGCAAAACCTCCAAACTCTTATTTTAGATGGCGCATCTGCTCAGGGCGTAACCCTAAGAGACTTGCGTATCGATAAGTGCACAGAGCTTAGTTCTTTAAGCTTAAATGGCGTTATAGGCTTAGGTATACTAGAGAATAACGCAGCTAATGCACTACTTACAAGTGTACCTGCAACGTGGAAGTTTCTTACAAGACTAAAAACGGTAAGCTTTGCAAATTGCGGCTTAACGAAAGAGCAAGTAAGTAAGCTTATTATTGATTGGTGCGCTACTTGTAAGTTAGGTATGGGTAGTTCAAATGCCACAGGTAATAGTTTAGTTATAAATGGCTTAAATGCAAAGCCTGATTTAACTATCCCAGAAGTAGTAGCGGCAAAGGCATGGCTACTAGCTAACGGATGGACCGTAACGCATTTGTAATAGCTCGAATTGCAATGAAGACCGCCCTTAATACGGCGGTCTTTTTTATTGGTTGAAAAAAATATTATGTAAAGTCGCACCATATTCAAAAAGTGTGTATCTTTGCTTTTAATTAGTCTAAATAAGACACTAAGCAAAGTAAAGACATGATTCAAAAATACTATGAGTACAACAGATTCAATATTCAAACAAGCGCAAATTGAGCAAGTAGCAGACGAGCTTTTGAAGGGTACGCCCCCCGCAATGATTTTGGAAAAATTCGGACAGATGTGGAATTTAAAGAAATCAGCTATAAACGCTTTAATAGCATCGGCAAAGGAGTTGAATATAGGGCGCATGAGTGAAATAAACGCCGCAAAGGAAGCAGAACTAGGCGAAAAGGGTAAAGAGTTAGCGGAAGGAATTTTGACAGCCTTAGAACGGCAAAGAATGCTATCAGATATTGCAAGAGGCGAAGTAAGTTATCAAAAGGAAGTAATGACAAGAGAGGGGGCGCAAGTAGTTACGACTTATCCCGACTTTAAAGACAGGGTAGCAGCTATCAAAACGCTTAATGAGATGGATGGGGCAAATGCGCCAGTTAAGACAGATTTAAGCGGGGCTATTGCCTTTGTATGGAACGAAGTAAAGACCTATGAAACTAACAATAAAACAGACGCTGGCACTTGATTATCTCGAAGATAATGTAACTACTGAAATTGGTTTTGGTGGTGGTGCTGGTGGCGGTAAAAGTGCGTTAGGGAATTACTGGTTAATGAAGTCTTCCTACAAGTACCCTGAAACACGTTATTTGATGGGGCGGGCGGTTGCCAAGACACTAAAAGAAACAACCTTAAAGACGTTTTTTGAGATAGCAGCAAAGCAAGGTTTAAAATCAGGAAGTGATTTTGTTTACAAAGAGAATAAAAGCCTTATAGAGTTCCCTCGTACTGGTAGCGAAATAATCCTAAAAGATTTATTTGCATATCCAAGTGACCCAAACTTTGACGAATTAGGAAGTTTAGAGATAACGGGGGCTTTTATAGATGAGTTTAACCAAGTAACAGAAAAGGCATTTAGTATAGTTAAGTCACGTATTCGATACAAGTTAGACCAATACGATTTAGTCCCTAAGATACTAGGCACTTGTAACCCTTCAAAGAATTACGTTTACAAGCGGTTTTATTTACCTTATAGAGATGGCACACTGCCAACTGATAGAAAGTTTGTACAGTCGCTACTAAGTGATAATAAAGAGAATATTTCACGCCACTATGAAAAGAACTTAGAGGGATTAGACGAAGTAAGTAAGCAAAGGCTTTTATATGGTAATTGGGAGTATGATGATGACCCTGCGGCGATGGTTCAGTATGACTGTATAGTCAATCTATTTAGTAATTTATTTGTAGCTAGTGGCGCAAAGTATATAACAGCAGATATAGCACGACTAGGTAAGGACTTTACAAAAATTTATGTATGGGAGGGGTTTAGAGTAATTAAGACTTATACCTTATCTAAGTCAAGGGTAGATGATACAGCAAAATCAATTAGAGAGATAGCTACTAAACACGGCGTACCAATGTCTAATGTAGTTTGTGACGAAGATGGTGTGGGTGGTGGTGTTGTAGATATTTTGAGATGTAAGGGTTTTATAGCTAATTCAACGCCTATACAAGTACCTAATTCAGTCCACAATTACGGCAACTTAAAAGCACAATGCGGTCACGCACTAGCAACAGTCATAAATGAAAATAGAATGTTTGTAGCTGCGGAATCAGTAGAGCATGAAAAACTAATCACAGAGGATTTAGGACAACTTAAACGAAAGGATATAGATAAAGATGGTAAATTTTACCTAATACCAAAAGAAGTAATGAAGCGTAATTTGGGCGGTCGTTCAACTGACGATATGGATAACATGATTATGCGAATGATATTTGAAGTACAACCAGTTAAAAAAGCACAAGGCATATCAAGCCGAATAATTTAATAACAAAACATAAAAGCAACATGGCACAACGTGAACGCACGACAGATGCGGCAAAAGGTACTAATTGCCCAACTTGCCCACAGTCTAATTCAAAACAAGTAGTTATCGAACGTAGATACTATAATAAGCCTCCTAATCAAGAGGTGGTAACGGTATCACTTGCGGACTTAGAAAATGGGGATAACGAAGCTGAAACCGAAACGCAAGACGTAAATCCTAAACAGGCTTTATTTGATGAAGCTACGGCGTTAGGTATCAAATTCAAAAAGACGCAATCAGCAGAAACAATCAAGGGATTAATTGACGCATACAAAACCGAAAACAATGTTTAGTGTAGATATTAACCATAACGGCGAATTGCGCCAGTTGCAAGTACCGTCAAGCCCTAGCGAGGTAAAATATGATAACTACTTAGAGTTTACGGAGCTATTCCGTAAATACATAGACGGCGATGGTGTAATTGCTATTGAAAATATTACGGCTTGCTTAGTCGCTATCTTTGGTGAAAGAGTAGCGGATTTGCCTTTTAGTGCAGAAAACGAAGGCTTTGAAGTAGGACAACAAGTGACAGTCCGTTTCCTGTTTGACCACTTTACAAACCTATGCACCTACGAGCAAGACCCACAACAGTTTTACGATAAAGACTTTCATTGTATTGAAGTCAAAGGCGAAAAGTACTACCTACAAGGACGCAAAGCTCGTTTATTGAATGGCTTTAATGAAGGTAAGCAAATTACAACACGTGAGGTAATTGAAATGCAGCATATATCAGCGGCATTTGAGCAAATGAAAGCTACTCAACGTGAATGTGATTTGGCTTTTACAGCTTCGACTTACTTAATGGCTATGCTTTATCGCAAACAAGGCGAAGAGTTACCACTAAGCCCAGGGCAATTAGATATTTTTATTGAGCAAAGAAAAGAGCTTTTCAAAGATGCAACCTTAGAAGATGCAACCGCCGCCCTTTTTTTTTAACTGCGAAACAAGTGCAATTCTTAGAAACCCAAGTTTCAAACCTTACACCAAAGGTTTTGAACCGCCGCCAGCTCCGAGCGAAGGCAAAAGAAGTGCGTACGAAATCTACCAAGACAACCTCAACCAAGACAAAGCCCAATACAAAACTGCTTACGGTGGTGCAAGATTAGGCTACCTTAGAGTACTAAAATACTTTGGTTCATTGGAGGCTGTTTATAAGTCCTCTTATTACGATTATGCCTATTTTATATCGCTTGATTATTTGACTACATTATGAATAATATAGAGTTTAGAGATTTGATGTTAGCTATTGTGCAATCTTATCCTTCAACAGCACGACAGATTAAGACGTTTGCCGTTGTTGATGTGGAAAGATCGTACGATGCTGACAACCTATTAAAGTTTTCAAAGGACTATCAAGGCGGGGATTTTTGGAATAGAAAATGGGTAGCGAACGGCGCAAGTGAAAACACACTTACAAATACTTATCCTACACTTACAATCACTAGCAATGCCGAAACAATTGAAGGGGATTATAATACCGCTTGCCAAAAAGTAAATGCTACATACTTAGTTGAAATAGTTGATGTAAAAGATTGTCCAGAGTGCCAATTATATAGAACGATTAGTAAACTAAATGACGACCTACTCACACAAGCCCGCTGGGTAATTAAGGAACTGCAAGGCAACGCAACTGCAAAGCAATATCTTTCATTCAACCCTATTCAATTACGTTTATTTGATTTTGGTATTGATGACTTGCGAGGCGTACAATTTGAAATAACTTTTGAATATTCAAACGCCAATTACAACTTACCATAATGCAATTAGGATTTGAGCTTAAACCGATTATTACGGACGCATTAGTAGGTGCTGTAAATATTCTAATTAGTGCCGCTAAAACGGAACTTAAAGGACAAGGACATACTTTAACTGGCAGCCTTAATAATTCCTTTCGTTTTACGATTACGACGCTAGGAGATGCAATAGAGGCATCAGTATATGTTGCAGATTATGCAATGATACTAGACAAGGGTGTAAAGAAGTCACGCATACCATATGGAGGGCGCAGAAAGAAAAGCGGCGCAAAGATTTCTAAGTTTATCGAGGCATTAATAGGTTATTGGCAAAAGAGAGGCTTGTCGCAAGCGATGGCAAAGCGTGCAGCATTTGCAACAGCTCGAAAACAAAAGCGTGAAGGCATGCCAACCCGCAACAGTTACGGCTACTCAAATAATAACAGACGTAAAGACTGGACAAAACAAGCCCTAAAAAGCAGTAAAAAAGATATAGTAAAAGCATTGCTAATAGTAAAAGCCTTTCAAGGGCAACTAAATATGGCACTAAATAGAACTAGATAATGGCTGAGGTAATAGCATTCGGGATTAGAATAGACGGCGTAAATACCGCAATCAATTCAATCAATCAATTAGACGCTGCGGTACAAAGTACGGCGGCTTCTTTGCGTTCTACTGACATACGCAACCCGCAATTTCAAGTATTACAACAGCGACTAGGACAACTACAAGCGGCGCAAAGTTCTTTCCGTCAAGAAACCCGTAGAGCCGCAGAAGCCTCACAGTTTCAAGAGGGCTCTATGAAGCAATTAAACGCACGTCTAGGAGAATTACGCAACAGGTATAGAGAATTAAGCGAAGCAGACAGAAACGGCGCAATAGGGCAAGGTTTACAGCGTCAGATACAAGGCGTAAATACTGAGCTTGTGCGTTTAGATGCAAGCATCGGTAATTATCAGCGCAACGTTGGTAATTACGCAAGTGCATTCAAAGGATTCGGTAATATCATTACAGGCGTTTTGGCGGGATTAGGTGTAGGTTTTGGTGCATCTCAAATATTAGAGGCTACGTCTGATTATAGTAAAGCGGTATCAGAATTACAAGCTATCACAGGTGTAAGCGGTCAGGGTTTAGAGGAGCTTAAAAATCAGATTAGCGAGCTTACTAGTATCACACTAGAAGGCGGTCAGGTAATTGTTTCAACTGGGAAAGACATTGCAGACGCTTTAAAATTAGCAGGTAGCGCACGTCCTGAACTTCTTAGTAATACGGAAGCATTAGCAGCGTTTACTAAGGAAGCTATTGTATTTGCAAAGGCGGGTTCTTTGCCAGTGCAAGATGCTGTAAATAGTTTATCAAGTGTTCTATCTCAGTTTGAATTACCCGCAACGGAAGCTAGTAAGGCTATCAATATTTTAGCGGCGGGTTCTAAGGAAGGTGCAAGTGAAATAAAAGATACGGCGGCTGCAATTGAAAAGTTTGGAGCGGGCGCAAAGGTTGCTAATATTTCAGTAGCGGAATCAGTTGCAATAGTTGAGACATTAGGGGATAAATTTATCAAGGGTGCAGAAGCGGGCACGCAAATACGAAATATTTTAAACCG